AAGAGGTGCCTATCGGTATTAAACCTCCTGACCCCGCATATTGGGTACTCAAAGAGAACGATAGTTTAGCTAGTATTCTTTCTACATACAATAAGAATATTGCAATCAATGATGCTGCACTACAAGAAGCGCAACGATTAGTACCCAAATCTGGTTACGATACAAGCAAGCTTTACATTGTGCCTACATATGGATTGTATGATACCAATGATACCTTGTCCGGTAAGGCAAATCAGCCTGCCCCGCCTATCAATGTTAATGTAACCGGTACTGTACCAAATGGAACTGCTGGTTCAGTAGTATTAATGCGTAATCCAAAATTCAAATATGCAAGTGCAGGAATCAAAGTATCCAAGGCTGCTCTACAATCTATTTGGGACATGACTGCTGATAGTGACGGAACTTCACTTGAAGATAAGATTGATAAGTTTGTTTCCGCAAGCTTAGAATTAGTTGAAGAAAGAGCGAAGCGAACTGATAGCGGTAGCGGGTCGGTAGAATCTACTAAAATATTGTCAGTGCAATCATTAGGTGTAGTTACTGGACCATACGGTACTGCGGACAATACATATGCTACTGCTGATCAAGACCCTGATGCAACAGGATTTACTGCTGATATTACTCAGCAGATGGACTATCGTGCAGACTGTGATCCTAGATATCAGTTTATTACCAGATCAAGTCCAAGAAGCTTTGGTTACACTAGTGGATATCTATCGGGTGATGGTCAAGCACCAAATGGATATCCAACAGGTGCAGGTATTAGTTTCCCGCAAAATCCACAGGTAGGCGATTACTTCTTGCGCATTGACTACACACCTCAAATTCTATATCGATGGGACGGTAGACTATGGGTTAGAATCAGTGAGAATGTACGCACCGAGACCGGATTTACATTAGATGATCAGTCGCAGCTATCAGGGTTTATTAACAACCAAGAACAAATCTATCTAAATAATGAAGAACAGTTTATACCGCAGGCACAACCACTATCAAGTGTACTGATGCCTAAGGTTGATCCGGTTCCCCCGACCCCTTAATAAAGAGATACAATGGCACAATTTTTTTACGACAACCAAATAAGAAGATATCTCATTCAGTTTGCTAAGATTTTTAGTAACTGGTATGTTACCAAAGGTAAAGATCCAAACGGTAACGATATCTTGATGCGTGTGCCGATCATGTATGGCGATAGCAGTAGACAGGCATCAACGATTCTAGCTAACAACAGTGCAAGTAATCTGCCCTCTGCACCGATGATCACTTATTATATTAGTGGGTTAGAATACGAACAGAGTAGAACACAGAACCCTACCTTCATTGAAAAACTTCAGGTAAGACAACGGGCGTTGAATCAAGAAACAGGACAATATGAACAGGTCCAAGGTCAAGCATTTACTCTTGAAAGATTGATGCCTGTTCCGTATAAGTTGCGCATCACTGTTGATTTTTGGACTACAAACTATAATCAAAAACTAGAAATCATTGAGCAGCTAGGGACATTGTTTAACCCTGCGCTAGAGCTACAGAGTACAGACAACTTCGTTGATTGGACTTCACTGACTGCTGTTTTCCAAGACGGCTTAACCTTCACTAGCAGAACTATTCCTCAAGGTACAGGTAATCCAATCGATGTACTGTCTTGGAAATTCTATATGCCTGTTTGGATTACTACATCTAGTAAGTTGAAAAAGATGGGTGTTATTCACAAAGTCATCGCTAGTATTTTTCAAGGTAAAGCACTTGAAGATATTCAAGATGAAGATTTGTTATTAGGTACTCGACAAAAGATTACTCCATATGGATATAAATTACTATTGTTAGGCAATTCGTTACAGTTATTGCCCAATAATGAACCCTTCAATCCACCAAATGTTTCACTAGAGCAGCCTAACAATCCTAATACTAGCTTATATTGGTCAAGTCTATTAAATGTATACGGGGCAGTAAAACCTGGAATTAGTCAAATTTGGCTACAGAATCCATACATGGAAGATGATATTGTAGGAACGATTGTTCCTGATCCACTTGATGACAGATATTTGATTTATAGTATAGACCCGGATACTCTACCACAAAATACTATGCAGCCGGTCAACAGCGTGATTAATCCACAACTTAGTGGTCCAAACGCCGGGTTACCCGGACCTACCCCAGGAGTAAGATATCTTATTGTTGAAGATATCGGAGTAGAAGGGGAGTCATCTGTAGCATGGGGCAACCTTATTGCTAACGCAAATGACATTATTGAATATGATAGTGACTTAGGACAATGGGTAGTTGATTTTGATAGCGTAGCAGCAGATAATGTTGAGTTTGTAACTAATCTAACAACTAATGTTCAATACCGATATGTACCGGCTGATGGCATTTGGATGAAGAGTTACGAAGGTTTTTATGGAGAAGGCGACTATAGTATCGTCATCTAACATGAATCAAGCTGCCGGCGTTTTCTTTTATAGTAAATCTACACAACGATATCTGTATCTATTAAGAACAGATATTAAGAACCCTACATGGAGTATACCTGGTGGCGGCATAGACCAAGATGAAACATTGTTTGAGGGTATTGCAAGAGAATGTGATGAAGAAATGGCATTCGATATTTCTGAACTTAAACTAATTCCGATACAAAAGTTTGTAAACAACAACTTTGTATATCACACATTTTTCTGTGAAGTTGAAGAAGAATTCATCCCTACATTGAATGATGAGCATGTGGGTTATGCGTGGGTAACAGAAAGACAATATCCGAAGCCGTTACACCCCGGATTATTTTCTACTGTGAATATTGATATTGTGCTTGAAAAATTGAATAGTCTTACTTGATTACATTCCGAGAAGTTTCTCTATAATAGGGAAACCCAAGGCCCCTGCTAATACGCCTGCTCCCATAAGCATCCATCTCCATTTTTCTAGAGCAGATACTTTCTTTTCAACCTTGTCGTGTTGTTCTTTATTTTCTTCTTGGAAGTTTGTGATGAGTTGCTGCGTTGCAGTTGCGGATACATCAATATGATTGCGCAAGTCCCTCAGGTCAGTTTTGATATCATCCATTTTTTCATTTAGATATCCATACTGTACCTGAAGGACTGCGATTTCTGTCTCAGTCTCTTTCATCTTTTGAACTGTAGAAGCCTGAGCCATCTTTTATTCCTTATGCGTTGTTGATTGTAACAATCGGATTTGGTTGACCATTGTCTACGTTTGCAACTGCGGCTGAGTTGAACGATGAAATGACATCAGGGTTAACGTTAGCCAATACTGCAAGACCTGTACCAGAACCAGTTCCAGTAGCAGTAAAGGTGATACCAGTCATGCTAGCCATTGCGCCAACTGCTGTCCAGTCAGTAGTACCTGCACTGTAGATTGTGTATACAGTACCTGCTGACAATGAGCCTGCTGCAACTGTTGCTGGGAATAGTTCTGAGCTATGATCATTCAAGCTTGAAACAAATTGTACGCCAGAAGCTGCGTTAGTTGCTCTGATTGACATTGTGTTTGGTGTCAATGCAGTGTTTGCAACGTTTGCAGTGTAAACCGCGGCAGTTAGACCAGAAGTTGTACCGGTGACAAGATACTTTGTCTTGCCCTTTTGACGAACAATGAAGCCTGCTTCTGGAGTTGCATAAATGAATGAAGAACCTGATGCAGCCACCTCCGCATTTGCAACTAGTTCAACTACATCTTGTTGAGCGTCTGGAGTACCAGTAGCATTAGACAAGTCAACTTCTGCTCCAGCTAATGTTGTTGAAACAGTGAATGCGGATGCGTTAGCAATTGCTTTAACAAAATAAACTTGACCAGAGACTAAGCCGCCCAAATTAGCAGTAAATCTTACTGTACCGTTAGCAAGCAATGTTTGAGCATTACCTGAAGTACCGATGATGTTACCTGTATTTTGCGTGTTAGCAACAGCAACAGTTGTTAAACCAGGAACTGTATTTGCAAAACCTAAAGTGGTATAATTAGTTGTTGTACCGGATGTACTGACAAGCTGAACTACTGAACCCACACTTAATGTGTTTGCCAAATCAGTACCAATACCTGTTACATATTCAGTATCAGTAGCAGCATACAATGTACCTGTACCATTTTGACCAATAGCAACGTTAGCAAGAACTTGCTTACCGAAGATTGCAGTGTTACCACCGACTACTGAGTAAGTGTTTGCGTTTGTTGCTGGCCATTGAGGACCATTTGGGTTGTTGAAGTAAGCATCAACTACACCAACTGACAATGCTGATGCAGTTGTACCTGTTGTCAATGTAACCGGAGTCGATGTTGGGTTAGCATTTAGTGGGGTTGCAGAAACAGTGAATGTTGATGCGCCAGTGATTTTTAGAATATAATATGTTGTAGCAGCGATTAAGTTTGTACCAGTTGTGATGCTAGGTACAAAAGGCATACCGGCAATAATACCTAATGTGCTTAAAGTTTGAGAAACTGTTACGATATTTGTTGTTGCAGTAGTATTAGTTACTGTCAAG